GTGAATGGTTCTGACGACCCTGCACTCATTGCAGGACTTGGCGACAAGCTGGCTAAACTCTCGTCGGTCATTGAGAAGCTCGACAAGAAGGCTAATGTGGTGGATGCCATCGAGGTGTTCATGGCGTTCTCCAAGTGGCTGGAGTACCGCTCGCAGACAGACCCAGAGGTGACTCCCGAACTGATGCGTGTAATCAACAAGTACCAGGACATGTACATCACAGAACAGATGGGCATAAAATAGTGGAGGCAGCCTATGGCAACAGCAGCGGAAAAGAAAAAGGCATACGAGGAGTGGAAAGAGCGATGCCGGCAAGTGCAAGCCATTACGGACACGTCACTCCTGAAAAGCGAAACGCCAGTAGAAAGGGACATGCGTATCAAACGCTTGCTCAACAACTACGCAGCGTTCTGCGAGTATTACTTTCCACACTTCCTGCAATTGCGTGACAAGACGACCGGTGAGATCATACGCACCATTCACAACGCTCCGTTCCACAACGAAGCTGCACGCAAGGTCCGAAACACACCCGACTTGAAGGCTGTATTCATGTGGCCACGCGGTCACGCCAAATCGACCCACCTTGATGTATTCACGCCGCTCTGGTTGATGTTCCAACCGAAGCGGCTTATCAACTTTATGGTGGTTGTGGGAAAGTCGGAGGACAATGCCGACCGATTGCTTGGAGATATTCAAGCGGAACTGGAATACAACCAGCGTCTCATCGCTGACTTCGGACAACAGAAGAACGATGGCGGATGGCAGGAGGGCGAGTTCAAGACAAAGAGCGGTGTGAAGTTCCTTGCCTGCGGTCGTGGGCAGTCGCCTCGTGGTCTGCGTGACCGTGAATCACGTCCTGACTACATCGTCATCGATGACCTTGACGATGATCAGCTTTGCAAGAACGACAAACTCGTACACGACCTCACCGACTGGGTGAAGGAGGCGCTCTTTGGTGCGCTTGACGTGGGGCGTGGCCGTTTCATCATGGTGGGAAACCTTATCAGCAAGAACTCGGTGCTCTACAACATCTCACGTACAAAGGGCGTGTTCCTCTCCAAGATACAGGCGGTGGACCGTAACGGTGAGCCGGTGTGGAAGGAGAAATGGACGAAAGCGGAGGCGCAGGCTTACCGCGACTTCGTGGGCTACCGTGCCTGGGAGAAGGAGATGATGCACAACCCTATCGTGGACGGCACCATCTTCCGTGCGGATTGGATTCGATACAAGCGTTTGCCAAAGCTCGAAAAGTACGACATGATTGTGTGCTATACCGACCCGTCGTTCAAATCGACAACCTCCAACGACTACAAGGCATCCCGCGTTTGGGGAAAGATTGGCTCGGAACTGCATCTCATAGACAGTTTCGTGCGTCAGGCGACAGTCAGCGAGATGGTTCGATGGTTATACGACCTTTACGAGCGTACACGCGACACGGTGGCTATTCAGTTCTTCATGGAAGCGAACTTCATGCAGGATGTGATTTTGGACGAGTTTGCCGTGGAAGGTGAGCTGCGTGGCTACCAACTGCCCATCATGCCCGACAAGCGAAAGAAGCCAGACAAAATCCAGCGTATCGAGGCTGTCAGTCCTCTTTGGGAACGTGGCTTTGTCTGGTACAACGAACGCAAGAAGGAAGACCCCGACATGCAGGTGGGCATCGAACAGACATTGGCGTTGGAGCGTGGCAGCCGTGTGCATGACGATGCGCCTGACGCTGATGAAGGCGCTATATGGATACTCCAGCGCAATACAAGACAGGAAAGTTTCAAACCGGTGTTCGGCAAAAGACCGACCGCCAAAAACATTTGGTAACAATGATACAAGTAATAAAGGACATTATCTGGGGATGGCAGTGCAAGCGTGCCATCAAGAAAGCCAACAAGCTCTCAAAGCTGCTTGGCATGAAATATTATGTGATTTACATGAACGGTTCGCTGAAGGTCGTGCCGAAACGCACCATCCGTGAATTGGTGGCAAAGCGTCGCTTCCGCAAGGGTGTGAAGGTGGCTGACATTGAGCGTCGTGCCATTTATGTGACGCATTAGGAAGGAGGCTGATTATGTTTATCACGGAAGAGGACTACAGAGTGGTCATAGGCGAAAATGCGCTGAAGGTCGTGTCGCAGGCATCGCAGGAGATACGCGACAATGCGGAACTGGAGGCTTGCGAGGAGATTGCCGGCTACCTCAGACCAAAATACGACACGGAAGCGGTGTTCTCGGCTGAAGGCGAAAACCGCAACCGTCTGGTGGTAATGTATACCGCCGACATTGCGCTCTATCACATGATTGCCGCTATGCCCCAAAAGATGGGCAGCGAAATACGCAAGGAGCGCTACGAGCGTGCCATAAAGTGGCTGGAAGGCGTGCAAGCCGGAAAAATCATACCCGACCTGCCGCTCGCCACCGACGAGGACGGCACACCGACTGGCGACCTGCTCATATTCGGTTCACAGAAACAATTACGACATAACTGGTAACGCTATGGATATAAAGAACTTTTTCAGCGGTATGTTCGGAGGTGGCAGTCAAAATATACTGCACACGCCAAATGGAGACTTCAACCTTGCGAAGTCGTCTGACCGCAAGCGCATGAAGAAGATGGTCATCGAACTGCAACGCACCACCGATGCGCTTACACGCAGGGACATTGCCGACTGGCGCAACGCCTGGCAGATGGCTATAAATGTGGACAGCCCGAACCGCCAACGTCTCTACGACATATACCGCGATGTGGATATTGACCTTCACCTATCGGGCTGTGTTCGCCAGCGTGTAGGATTCGTCATGGCGAAGTCCTTCAAACTGGTCGATGCAAAGGGTAATGAGAACGAGGAGGCACACCACTATTTCGACCAGGCTTGGTTCAAGCAAATGCTCGAATATGCGCTTGCCGCCAATCTTTGGGGACACTCGCTCATCGAACTTGGCGACCTCACCACCGATGGCGACGGCTGCGTGTGCTATACGGACGTGAAACTCATTCCCCGAAAGCATGTCATTCCGGAATACGGCCGTGTGATTCAACAGCTCGGGCAGGACTGGACTACAGGCATAGACTACCGCTCCGCACCTTTCACAGATTGGCTCATTGAAGCCGGACGACCTGACGATCTCGGACTGTATCTGAAGGCTGCCACGCAGACCATTCCAAAGAAAAACATGTTGGCATTCTGGGATTCCTTCGGCGAGATTTTCGGTATGCCGATGCGTATTGCACGCACCACCTCACGCGACCCCAAGGAGATGGGACGACTTGAACAGATGCTCAAGGGTGCCGGAGCAAGCCAATACATGGTGGCTGGGCAGGACACGGAGATTGAGTTCGTGGAGAGTGGCAAGGGCGATGCCTTCAACGTCTATGACAAGCGCATCGACCGTGCCAACTCGGAACTTTCAAAGCTCATCATCGGACAGACAATGACCATTGAGGACGGCAGCAGCCTCTCACAATCAGAAACACACCTGGAGGTGTTCGAGAACCTGGTGGAGAGCGACTGCACCATGCTGCGCGACATCGTGAACAACCAGCTTATCCCACGCATGCTGAAGCATGGTTTTCCGATAAAGGGGCTGCGCTTTAAATGGGACGATGCGGTGGACTATACCCCGGAGCAGCAGGTGGCATACGAAACGATGATTGCCGACCGCTACGAGGTGGACCCGACATATTTTGCGGAGAAATACAGTATGCCTGTAGGCGAACGACGCAACGCTACACCCATGCTACCCAGTGGCAGTGACGATGATGGCGACAAGGGCAACAATGAGCCACAAGACGATGACGATAAGAAGAAAAAGCAACAGCAAAACGCACACGGCTCTTTTTTCGATTAAGCCCCAGCGATTACCTGGGGCTGCACCAACGCTATGCCGAAATAATAGGCAATGATACCAGTCTTTCTTCCTTATGTCTCAGCAAAAAGGAAGAAGAAATTGAGGCTATTGCTAAAAAGTGGGCAAGTGTCATCAGTAATAAGTATGCAAGAGAAGATGCAGAAGAGGCTGCAAGGATTGTGTTAAGAAGTGGGATTGTAACAGAACTACCCGAGTTGCGTGAGGCGGATTTAGGAGGAAGAAAACGCTTTTTTGGTCTAACTCGTGCAGATTTCCACGCTGCTATATGCGAAGGAGACACCAATGTTATCAAAGTGAACAAACGTGCTTATAAAACATGGGTAAAGGATACTGATGATGCAGACCGTGGGGGATGGCATGCCCAAAGAAACACCATCTTGCACGAATTGGGGCATTATATCGACTTTTGTAATGATCCCGATTTTTTTCGATCGGTGGAACACGAATGGAGCTTGGACAACGTAGATAAGAAACTTGTCAAAAAGCAACTGTCCGAGTATTCCCTTACCAATCGTGCCGAGTTCGAAGCGGAATTGAACTCAGCAATACTAAGCGGAAAGGTTTTCTCTGAGGATATACTTTTGCTCTCACACATGAAACAAACAAAAACAGCTATTGCCAAGCAATTACTTGACTACGGCTCTGGAAAGAATGTGTGTCTTCCGAGTGAAGAGGTTAGCAAGAGCTTCAAGGATGCGATGAAAGTTGTATTCAACCAAAAGGGTGGTTCTTTCTCAATTGACATCATGGCAGATAGCAAAGTTCAAAATCTGATAGAGGCTCATACTGATGTGCTCAACAGAAATATACAACGCTTGGAGATGTCTGACACCATGCGCAAGCGGCTTACACGCTCCAACTATATCTTCTCAGGCATGAAGACGTTCCACGAACTCAACGAGGCGTTCCCGTCCTTGCTGGATTCTAACGGCAACAGAAAGACGTTCGAAGCCTTTTTGAATGATGTTCGGAAGATAGACAACACCTACAACTCCAACTACCTCCGTGCGGAGTACAACTTCGTACAGTTGTCTGCGGAGATGGCTGCCAAGTGGGAACGTTTCTCGGAGGACGGCGACCGCTACAACCTCCAGTACCGCACGGCAAACGATGGCAAGGTGCGTCCGGAACATGCTGCGCTAAATGGCGTAACGCTTCCGCCGTCAGATCCGTTCTGGGAGGAATACTATCCACCCAATGGATGGAACTGCCGTTGCACTGTAGTGCAGGTGCGCAAGTCCAAATATCCTGCCACACCCCACGACGAAGCGATGACACTGGGTGAGGAGGCTCTGCAACGTGACACAAAGGGCATCTTCCATTTTAATCCAGGCAAGGAGCAAAAGACAACTCCTGATTATAACCCTTATACCATCAAGCGGTGTCGTGATTGTGATATTGCAAGAGGTAAGTTGGATCTTGACAGAAAGCCTGTTGCAGACAACGAACTTTGTGCTGCTTGTCGATTGGTACATAAATGCGCCAATGCGTACACAGATTCAGGAAAAACAAATCTGTCTGTTGAAGACCGTGATGTGATACTTGCAAAGCCTTTGGATGAACAATACTTCACCAAATACATGGGTATCAAAGGAAAGGTGTTACAACACGATTTGGCTTGCTCTACAGCAGAAGACTATAAGCGAGTTTTAGATGTGGCCATGGCTTTTGCCAATGAATATGGTGATTGCTTGATAAATCCAGAAATACAATTCACCGCAACAAGTGGAAGAAGAAAGGTTTATGATATGCTTCCAAATGACAGTAAAGCAAACCCAGATTTGAAAGTAGGTGAGCTTGGATATATTGATGTGAAATCACCTGAGAAAGTAATGAATTGTTGTCGTAATGCAAACCATGCATCTGATGCACAACACGCTTGCGTTTGTCTAACAGACCATTGCTTTAGAAAGCCAATTACGGAAAGGCAAATCCAAGATAGGAACAAAGCTATTTGGGATAGTGAACAATATCACCATGACTACATTTTCTGGTATGTCAATGGCAAGCTCAGAAAATACAAGAGACCAATGGAATAATCCGTTGGCCTCAGGTTCTGCAACGTCGCACGCTGCTTTCAGTGGTTTTCAGTATGTCGCTCCCACGCCACAAAGGTAATAACAAATTTTCAAAACACAACAAGTTATGAACAAAATTTTCTCATTTCTAAAGAAAAGCAACCGCTACAAGCATCTTATCGGCGGTTTGCTGGTCGGTCTGTGCGCCTTGTCGCCATGGGCAGCCATCTATTCTGCCATCGTCGCAGCCTCATGTCTCGAACTCAAAGACAAACTTCACGGCTGTCCTTGGGACTGGATTGACTGGGCTTGCACAGTGCTCGGTGGCTTCATCGCAATGTTATTTTGGCTCATTGTGTAATATTCATTCATCTTTTGCACAGAGAATGAGTAACTTTGCAAACTGGTAGAGTTTCCCATAGGCCGTGTGGTCTATCGCGGGTACAACAATGCGAACGCGAATGGCGGTGTCTCGAATGCGAATGCGAATAACGATGCCTCGAATGCGAATGCGAATGTCGGCTCGCGCCTGGAAATCTAACTAATCGGCGTACAACGACGGGGACGTGTCCCTAATGTGGAGCCGAGGGAAGCGAGCCACAGCAAAAGCATCTATGTCAAGGTGGAAAGCTGAAACATCAAGTGTCGGGCAATAGAGTTTGGTAGGTCGGTAACGATTCGAAGAAGTTTGGCCCGGGGAAAGGAAGGCCCTTATCTTCCATAAAACAAAAAAGACAATGCTCAGAGAAGGCTATATCATGCAAGAGATAACGTCCTACGGCAATATTTCGGAGGCGTTTGACCGTGTACTGCGTGGGAAAAAGCGAAAGAGATGCCGTCAAGGACGCTATCTGCTCGCACACCGCGAGGAGGTGATTGCAGAACAGACTGCAAAACTTGCCGACGGGTCTTTCCGCCTCGGTGGCTACCACGAGCGCACCATCTGTGAATACGGCAAAGTCCGTCACCTGCAGATTATCTCCATGTACGACCGTATCGCAGTGTATGCAGTGATGAACGTGGTGGACCAACATCTGCACAAGCGTTTCATCAGGACAACTGGAGCAAGTATAAAGAAGCGAGGCACACATGATCTCCGCAAATGCATGCAATTGGACATGGAACGTGATCCCGAAGGCACACGCTACTGCTACGAGTTCGACATCAAGCATTTCTATGACAATACTAAGCCTAAGTTTGTCATGTGGTGCTACCGCAGAGTATTCAAAGACAAGACCCTGCTGTCACTCCTGGATCATTTCCTTCATCTACTACCAGAGGGCATCAGCTTCGGGTTGCGAAGCTCACAGGCTTCTGGCAACCTCTTGTTGTCCGTGTTCCTCGACCATTATCTGAAGGACAAATATGGCATCCGCCATTTCTACCGTTATTGTGATGACGGCAGAGTGCTCTGTGGCAACAAGCAAGAGAATTGGCTGGCACACGGCATTGTACATGAGCAAGTCGAAAAAATTGACCTTGAAATCAAGAAAAACGAAAGGGTGTTCCCTTCAGCGCAAGGAATCGACTTCTTGGGGTATGTGACATATAACGGTTCATACTCACTACTGCGCAAGCGCGTCAAGAAGGAAAATGCAAGGAAACTACACAAAGTCAAGTCAAGAAAGAGACGGCGAGAACTGATTGCGTCATTCTATGGAATAGCCAAGCACGCTTGCTGCCGAAATTTGTTTTATAAATTAACAGGCAAAAAAATGAAATCATTTAAGGATTTGAATGTCGCTTACAAGCCGGAAGACGGCAAGAAGCGATTTGCGGGTGCGGTGGTAAGCATCCGCGAGTTGGTGAACCTGCCCATCGTGGTAAAAGACTTCGAGATCGGAGTCAAAACCAGCCAGGGCGAAGACCGCTGTGTCGTGTCCATCGAGCAGAACGGCGAGCCAAAGAAGTTCTTCACCAACAGCGAGGAGATGAAAAACATTCTCCAGCAAGTGAGTGAAATGCCAGACGGTTTCCCATTCGAGAGCACCATCAAGGCGGAAACCTTCGGCAAAGGTAGAACAAAGTACATTTTCACATGATGAACAGAGTAAACGGAGCACAAGGGGTAAAGCTGCTTGAATGCACCAACCCCGTCAAAGAAAAATGGCGCGTCCGATGGGACGTGCATAACAACGAGGATGGATCTGCCGACTATATGGAGGCTGAGTTCAACGGAAAGCCATCTGAGGATACCATCAAGACCATGGTGTCGGAATGGTTCAACGACCGCACGAACGAGACCATACTTTCTGGCTTCGTGTGGAACGGCATGAGCGTGTGGCTCTCTAACGAGAACCAGTTCAACTACAAGGTGGCATACGACTTGGCTGTGCAGTCTGACGGCAAGACATTGCCGGTCACGTTCAAGTTCGGAACAGACGATGAGCCATGCTATCACACGTTCAGCACCATCGAAGAACTGACGGACTTCTATACCAAAGCCATGCAGCATATCCAGGACACACTGGCTGATGGATGGAAGAGCAAGGATAATTTCAATTTGGAGTTATACCGAGACTAAGAACAATCCCTTCGGGGGAGGGAAATAAAAAAGCCCCCGGCCTGTTAATTAGTCGTCTCACTTACTCATTAACACAACGATACCTCTTACCGGCACGACCGGGGGCATATACCCTCGTTCGCCAGTAAGAGGTTTATTTTTGTTGTGCGCGATTGCGCTGAATAAGTGAGACGATGCAAAAGTACTAAAAATTTCTGAAAATGAAAGTAATAGAGATACTTAATTTGAACAGGGAACTACTGATTTACTTCCAAAAGGCTGGTATAAGGCTTGACGATGTGCAATATATCGACCTTTTCAACGAATACCGCTCGATGTCGGCACAGGGCGAAAAAGTGTCGTACATCGTGGCTCGGCTTGCCTCGGAGTATGCCATAAGCGAGCGCAAGGTGTACAGCCTTATACGGCGTTTCAAAACTGACTGCAATCTACTTGCAGTGTAACATTTGCGTATGGTCATTGTCGAAGGGACACGCGTTGTTACCTTTGCACCGTTTTCAAATTCAAAACGGTTATGAACAAATACCATCAAATTTTACAGAAGGTACTTACTCAGGGCAAGTACCAGACCAACAAGAAGGGAAGCATACGCTATCTTCTCAACGAGCAGTTGGTGCTTTCCCCTGCTGACCTGCTCGACATATTCGAGGGGCACGGCCTCGCACGAAAGAAGTTAAAGAACGAGCTGCAGCTCTTCATGCAGGGTGAACGCAATGTGGAGAAGTATCGCGAGGTGGGCATCAACTGGTGGAACTACTGCGGTGCCATTCTCGTAAACTCCTACCCTACCTACTTTGAGAAGTTGCCGCCACTCATCGCCAAAATCAACCGCGAGAAGCGCAACAGCAAGAACTATGTGCTGTTCCTCGGCTCCACCGATGCGGAGACAAACCAGGCTCCGTGCCTGTCACTCGTTCAGTTCCAGATTGAGAACGACGAATTAGTGGTGTCGGCTTACCAGCGCAGCTCGGACGCGAACCTCGGCTTGCCAGCCGACATCTACCACCTCTACCTCATGGCCCGGCAGATTGACCTCCCTTTGAAGTCCATCACGCTGAACCTTGCGAATGTGCATATCTACGAAAACAACATCGAACACACACGACAGTTGCTCAACGGAAACGAGAACGTGAAATTTGAACTGAACGTGTAAGGCATGAGAAAACAGTATCTATCGGCACCGCTCCCTTTCGTGGGGCAGAAGCGCATGTTCGCGCGTGAGTTTATCAAGGTTCTAAAACAATATCCAGAGGACACGGTATTCGTGGATTTGTTCGGCGGTTCGGGTCTGCTGTCGCACATCACCAAGTGCCAGAAGCCAAATGCCACAGTCATATACAACGACTTCGACGGCTACCGCAACCGCCTACAGCACATCCCGCAGACCAACCACCTTTTGGCTGACCTGCGCAAAATGGTGGAGACGGAAGGCATACCCAAGCACAGCTGCATCCGTGGTGAACTGCGCGACCGCATATTCGCTCGTTTGGAGCAAGAGGAACGAGAGGTCGGGTACATTGACTTCATCACCATTTCTTCCGGACTGATGTTCTCCATGAAATACAAATTGAGCATCCCCGAAATGAAGAAGGAGGCTCTATACAACAATCTCCGCAAATCAGACTATCCTACTTGCGAGGACTATCTTGAGGGTATAACGGTGGTATCATGCGACTACAAAGAGGAGTTCGCCCGATACAAAGACATGCCGAATGTTGTGTACCTTGTTGATCCGCCCTATCTATCCACCGACGTTGGCACATATAATATGTACTGGAAACTTTCCGACTACCTCGATGTGCTGACCATTCTTGCCGGACATCACTTTATATATTTCACTTCCAACAAGTCATCCATTATTGAGCTTTGTGAATGGATGGGCAAAAACCCGACCGTGGGCAACCCATTCAAGAACTGCCACAAGGTGGAGTTCAACGCCACAGTGAACTACAGCTCGCACTACACAGACATGATGTTGTTCACCGATGCCGCCTAACGGCGTTATAATTCGATTCTAACGGCATTAAAAAGCCCCGGCGGTAAATTATCCGTCGGGGCTAAATCGTTGCGACATGGGCGGTTTATCGCAATAGGTAACGCACCGCATAACAGTCGATGCTTTCAAGTATCTCTTCGTGGTTGTGGTTGGTGTTCGTCTCAACAAGCGCCATGCCGTTAAAATCATCACCACTCAATCCGTCAAGGGCTGTATGCACCTGGTGGCAAAGGTCGAAAGCTGCATCATGGCCACCGTCAGCCCAGTCTGTCACAAGGTGAATAGTAACAAGTCCCTTGCCACGCTGACTGCCGCCTTGAAATGGCGACCACTCTATCTTTCCAAACTCCACAAAGACGGCTGGACGCGCCCATCCTTCTTCCTGCTCTACAAACTCCACATTGTGGTTCCACAAATCGATGTGCTGCACTTCAGGCACATCGCTCGCCAGTTTTGCTTTAATGGCGTTGAATAATTCCTTTCTCATTTCAATTTATATTCGTGTTCAAAATACTCTGCAAGGTTCTCCTCGATGATGTCCTTGACCGCTTGCTCCACTTCTGGCGATGCTCCAAGAAATCTGCGGCGCGGTATCTTGATGCTCTTTCCTTCTTTCATCAGAGCCATGTGCTTCCAGAACTCCGCCTCGGTGCTCAGTTGTACGGTGCGCTTGTCGTTGCGTCTCTCACCATTCTTCTTGCGTCCGAATGAGCCTGTCGCCTCATGGTACTTGTGCCAGAAGAATCGCTTCATCCTCGCCGTCACCTTTATCTCGCCTCCATCGTTGTGTATGGCTGCATAAGGCAGTGTCGAGCAGAACGTGATACTGCTGTCTGTGGTTCGGCTGCTGATGCTCTGCCGCAACTTGCCGGTGTCTATCAGTATGGAACCGCCAGGACGTGTGGGGCTGCTTCTGCGTTGCCACGCCTCGTTGAAGAATGCCTGCCGTTCAAAGTTGCGGTCAAACTCATCACTCAACTCCACCCTAACGTCGTTTAGGATATTGCGGATAATTTTCTGTATGTCCTGGTTCATCGTCAAAGTCGAATTTTAGAAACGTCTGTGCCTCTTGTGGCACTTCGTTCTTAGGGTCACAAGAGGCATTGAGGAGGTTGTAGAAGGTACGCTCACATATACCATAAACAGGATACACGTACCTTCGCCATATCTCGCGGTTGCTGATTCCGCTTTTGGCATGTTGGTCGTATATCCTATTTATGTCGGTGACACGTTTCTGATAGCTTGCTCCTCGCCTCTTGCTCATAAAATGTTTTAGTGTCTGTCTCTTGGTTTATAGGGACGGATGTCATAGCTCATCTTTGCGCTGACGGTTACTCTACCCGTTCCCTCACATTGGTCACATGTGCATTCTTTGCCAGTCTCCTTATCGTGGAGACGACCTGTGCCGTAACACTTACGGCACAAGGCCAATTTCGGTTTCTTCTCAACTTCCAGTATCATGTCTCTTCGCTTTTAGGATTCTGTCATTCCGAGCGGTATTGACTTCCACATTCCGTTCTCGTTCTTTATCTCAGCCCTGATGAACTGCTTGCTCACCTCTGGCTGGTAGCTTTCCTCGATGATGCGCACGCCTTCAAGGAAACGCTCATCGCCGGTGTCCTGCGCCACCTTGCGGAGTTGCACGATGCGGCTTGCCTTCAGCGTGCCCTTGGCATCGCGTGCCAGCAGGCGAAACACCATGTTCACCAACGCCTGTGTCTTGTCGTCGTTGGCAAGGCCGGCGATGTACTCCTTCACGATGGCGATGCCGTCTTCTACGGTGTCACGGTAGCCGTCGGTCACATACACACCGAGCGTAATGCGCTTGTTGCCCTCGGAGTTGGTGAACGTGTGGCTGCGCTGGTCGTCCTTCACCTTGGTCTTGAACAGGTCAGACTTCATCTCCAGTATGGTCTTGAAGTTGTCCATCACCTTTTGCTTGCTGTCCTTGATTTGCTCACTGATGCCGAGAAGCACGGGGATGGAATGCTCTATCTCCTCGTCCACGAGCTGTTTGTACTCTTCACGCTCGGCCTTGGCTTTCGCCTCTGCCTCTTTCTTGGCTTTCGCCTTTTGGAATGCCCGGTACTCGGCCATCTCCTCTACCGTCATTTCAACGGTCTGCTTGTTGTCTTCTTTCATTGTCGTAAACTTTTTGTTGATTATTATTTTGATTGCTTATCACTCGTCTTCTTCGGGTCCCGGCCAGTCGCCTTCTTCCAGTTCCTTGTCTATCTCGTATTCAATACACTCAAGAAATTCGATGTACTGGTCACCTTGGAGTTCTCTGTATGCGATGCCATGAATGAATTCCATCACACGCTTCACTTTCTCATTCATGCCTCACCTCCATTTCCGATTGGCATCATCATGTATTCCACTTGTGGCTGTGCTGGAGGTGTCGGTTCTTTCTTAGGTTTCAGACCTCCCTTGCGCTGGATGGAGCGGAGCTTCACCGATAGCTGCTCCAATTCCTCATTACTTAGTTGGGAGAACACCTTGCCGGCAATACGCTGATCCTGGCAAAATGCGTTGATGCGTGTCCAGTCTGTTGTATCGATGCCGAGCTTCTGCATCAACCTCAAGCACTGGCTTCGATGCTTGCGCTGCTCGTCCTTGGCGGTGCGTATCAATTTGGCTGTCACACCTTCGAGCTTGTCGCACATCATGTCGTACTCCTTACGGGTCATTTCCCTAAGCGAAGTGGTACGTCCATTAGTGAATTGACTCACCACGCCTTCCTTGAACTCATCGCCCAGCTCCTTGGTGGCAAACTTGTAGCTCTTTTTGAGTATGCCATAGAAGCGTGCGAAATTGGTTACTTCCTGTGCCATGGTCATTTTTTGTTTGCTGTAACTTGATAACCTTTATTTCTCAAATAAGTGGCAACGTATTCATCATCGCCGACATCTCTAAGCACGTCAAAAAGATAACCTTTGACAAAACCCGCAACTGCGTGTGCAGACGCATATTCAATATTCTCAGAAATGAATTCCACTTTCTTTGTCCTACCAAGCATACAAAATGCTCTTTCTATGTCCATATTCATTGTTTTTATTTTTTTATGTTATTCGAATAATACTTTAATGCCACACGAACTGGCAACATCCAGTTCCAGTTTTGCGCCCTTGCTCAATTCCCAGCCTTGCAACATATAGATGCAGTCACACTTCAAAAGCAGGGCAATGTCCACCCTCATGTGCTCCATCCAGTGTGCTTCCTGCGAAACACCATTTTCAAATGGGTTCACCGGCTCGTAACCTTTTATGGAGAGATAGCGTGCCGCATGGTCAAAGGTTGCCATACGCTCTTTAAGGTCGTAGTGGGCTATCGCTCCGCTGATATAAACTTTCTTCTTCATCTCAGTTATATTTAGTTGTTAGACTTGTCATTGTAAACCTCCACGGCTTTCTCCGCCCAGATGGTGTAATATTCGCTCACGTTGCCTGAATAGCGTCCTTGGCAGTAGGCTCTGAAGCCTTGCGTTCTCACCTTCACGCCGGCAGCGTATTTCAGTCTGATGGCAGGTTTACCGATGGGCTTGCCTTTGTCCTCTTGACTGACGAATATGAATGTCTTACGCTTGAAACGTTCTATCAGTGCCTTGGTCAGTGAATATTCCCACCCTGCTTCGTATGCGTACTGGTAACTGTCCACGATGATGAACTTGGCGCTCTTGGGTTTTGCCAGACGTTCTTCCAATGCCTTGATGTCGCCATCGGTAACGATGCGGAACGAGCCTTGAACGTCACTCATCTTGAATTGGGCAAGCCGTCGTTGCATCGACAGGCCAACGCCCTCTTCCAAGGACACATACAACACGCTACCTATACCGCAGAGCATCTTGGCAAACTGCATAACGAAGGAACTCTTGCCACTGGCACTGGGGCCACTGATGAACCATGTGTCGCCCTCTTCAGGCTGACCGAACACGTCTTTCCATTGTCCTTCAAATGGTAGGGCCTTGCACTTGATATTCGCCACATCCTTGGGGCTGTATGCTCGCTTTGCCATATCACTTCTCTGTTTCGATAAGTTCTGATACAACAGCGTCCGCTATCTTGACTGCATATTTGGCAATGAGTTCGGCTGTCATTTCTTCACGATCATGGTGAAGGACTGGAGCCACAAACAATGCAGCCTTGGCCAATTCATAGCGACGTTGCTCCCAGTCCACCTCGTTATTTCGTTGTCGGCGGTTTATTTGTATAACCGCGTCCATATATTGCATTTCCATCTTTGTCATCATGCCTGCGCTCTTTTTAGTTTTTCTATTTCCGTGTAAACTCGTCTCAGTCCACCACCCGACTTGCGCACCAGGGTAGCAATATCCGCACCTTCAGGGGCGTTCACCTTTGCCACCACGCTCGCCTGGTCTTTCAAGAACTTCTCACGCTCCTTGCAGTCGTCGGGCGTTACCTTCGAGTAACGGTCACCGTATCGGCTGAGCATCTCTGTATAACCCACTTTCTTGCACTCAATGGAGCGGTTGATTTTGGCTTTCAGTCCGTCCGCGCCCATCATATACCAGGCGCAGCATCTTTCTGTAGCGTTCCACAAGGCTTTGAGTTCCAGGAATGCCTCATACTGCAAGTCGCCAGCCTCGTCCAAAATGATGAGTGGGGTGTCGATTGAGCGCAAGTAATAGACCAAATCCTCGTACACGTCGCTGTATCTTCCGTTGCTGCCCACACCGAACTCAGTAGCTATCTTGCGCACCAGCTTCAGTTTGGTCTTCACTTGCGAGCAATCTACATAGATGGCGTTGCGGTGGCACTGTACATAATAGCGTGCCGTGAATGTCTTGCCGATGTTTGGTATATCACAAAGTATCGCACTCAGTCCGCTCTGTTGGCTGAACTCCAGCTGCTTGGTGATATAGTCGAAGGTGGCGGTGCGTGCTGGCTTCCATTCAATGCCTCCTCTGAGATTCACACCCAGTCTTCGGGCGATGGTTATCCAGTTGGCTTCGCTCAGTGCCTTGTCTGTCTGACCATTCTTGATGGCGCTATATACCGAGGTGCTGATGCCCAATGAAGCAGCGTGCTTGGCATCGCTCGGATAGTTCGTGCGGTTGGTGGCTATAGCCTCCAATATCCGCTTCTTGTTCTCATTCGTTATCATGTCTCACGTTATTTTAATTGTATTCTAATATCATTCTATAAATCTGCCAACGGGTCAGAAATGTGGTAGGTCACTTCCATTTCCTGCTCGCTTTCCATCGGTGGAAGTTCAAGCGGTGGTGGTGGTGCAGCCTCTTCCGAAAGTTCCGACTTGGATATGCCAACACTTGCAATGGCGTTCTTCTTCACGTATGCGTTGAATGCTGCTATCTTCTTCTGCTGGTTCACGAATATCTCCTTGTCCTTGTCAGTCTGCTCTGCATCGGCAGTGTTGAACGTGCCCACGTCCTCGAGCTTGTCGATAAGTCGGTCGTTCTGGAAGATATAAACATCAGTCGCGTTGCCGTCCTCATCAGTCAGATAGTAGGCATCCACCTTGTAGTTGTTCGGTGCAAGTCTTTCTATCACCTCGGTTTTGCTCAACCACCAATCCTTATACGCCACCCTGCAGTAGCTGTTCCTGCGTATGGAGGTCTCAGTGTGCTCACCGATGAAGCGTGCCCACACCGATTTGTCCATTGGCTGAAGCGTTGGGTTCATATTGGCTTCAAGCACTTGCCAACGTGTCATACCAGGGTATTTCTTTTGGTTCGGGTGGAGGGTATTGTTGAACTCCTTGATGTCGCGAATGTCGTCTGCAATCAGTTCTTCCCATGTGTAGTACTGTTTGTCCTCGTAGGTATCATTCTTCTCGTCAAACACCTTCTTGGCTTCCGTGCGGTAGTGTCTGTCTTTGGCATAGAAGCGTCCGATGCCGAGGTGGTTCCGATGCTCCACCCTGCGTTTCTTGGCACCATTCATCGGCTCAGCGTATTTCTCTTGGGAGTTCATCGGGGCGCAGAAACGCACAAATGGGAACAATACTCCTGCCTTCAGGAAACTCTCTTTCCACTGACTCAT